GTGGATTTGATGGTTGGGACATATACAGAAAAGTAAGAACTTTAGGTGGTGAATATATTTTCGGTAAAAATACCTACATAACTGGTGATACATCTAATGGTGGTGTTTTCAGTACAGCGGCAGGAAACTCAGATTATTACGCTTACTTAGAAGGTATACAAACATTCCAAAATCCTGAAGCTGTGGATATTAACGTATTCTCAACCGCAGGTATTAACTGGTATAATCACGAGTCATTAGTCGCTGCGGCAATTGACATGGTTGAAAATGAAAGAGCGGATTCAATTTATATTATTAATTCACCAGGTCCTGATGTTTTAAACTCATCAACCGAAGTGGCAAATGCTATTGACGATTTAGCTTTCGATTCTAACTATTCTGCAACATATTGGCCTTGGATTCAAATTAGAGATACTGATAATGCTACACAATTATATGTTCCACCAACAGGTGAAGTATTAAAGAATATAGCTTTAACAGACAATATTTCATATCCTTGGTTCGCGGTGGCGGGTTATTCAAGAGGTATTGTAAACGCAATCAGAGCGTCTAAAAAATTAACTTTAGATGAAAGAGATGAGTTATACAAATCAAGAGTTAACCCAATTGCAACTTTCTCTGATACAGGTACTATTATTTGGGGTAACAAAACTCTTCAAATTAAAGAGTCTGCATTGGATAGAATCAACGTAAGAAGATTATTATTAAGAGCAAGAAAATTAATTTCTGCGGTCGCTGTAAGATTATTGTTTGAACAAAACGATGACCAAGTAAGACAAGAATTCTTAAGATTGGTAAACCCTATCTTAGAATCAATCAAAAAAGAAAGAGGTTTGTACGATTTCCGTGTAAGTGTGTCTAACGACCCTGAAGATATCGACGCAAACACATTGAGAGGTAAGATTTACATCAAACCAACTCGTTCTCTTGAATTTATTGATGTTGAGTTCGTAATTACTCCAACAGGAGCTTCATTTGACAATATCTAATCTAAAAGGAGATATAAAAGGAAGAGGGTATCAGAAATGGTACCCTTTTTTTATGGTTTAACGTATATTTTTGTACCAATTTTAACAGCGTTCAATAGGTATAAGATGTTATCATTTGAGACTCTAACACATCCATTAGAATGTGCACCACCTAAACCTTTCTCTTTGTTAGTTCCATGAACGTAAATTGACCTACTATATACGTTTTTATTACAATTTTCCAATCCAGTTAATTCTAAAATTCCAGTTAAAACATCTGCTACATGGGTTTCACCTGTTTTAGGGTCTTTTCTTGTTCCTGGCACATTAGGACCTAAAACCAAATCAACAGGTGTTTTTGCAACTAAAACTTGATATTTTCTTGGTGCTTTATATTTGTTACTAACCTTCATTAACCCCGTGGCGGTTGACCCACTATCTACACTATTAGAAAATCCCTTTGCACCTGTTGAAACTCTTATTTCTTTAGTTAATGTTTTACCATTTTGAGTATAATACATGGTTTGATTTGGACCCCAAACAATCAACATCGGTTCACCACTTCTAATTAATTTACTATTTGATAGGATATCATATAATTGTTTCCAGTTTTTAGACTTACTTGTTATGTCCTCTTGACCACATAAAGGAGTGTCAGAATCCCCATTAAAGTAATTTTTAACCTTATTAATTGTATTAGTGAGAACATCTTGTTCGGTTATAAACTTAACTAATCTTTTTGTTTGTTCTTCTGAAAGTATAATATCCATACCATATAAATATAAAAGATTAAAATAAAGGAAATGTTCCACATAGTTCCACGAGGAACCTATTTTTATGAAAATCTTAAATTCGTAAACCCAGTATATACTAGAAAATACTAGAACTGGTTTTTATTATATTTATTGTTAGAAGTTTATTCTGGAACTATATACTGGAGCCTGTAAAAAACTACGAAAAATAATTGACAAAGTCAAATACTAATAAAAAATTTATTTCAAATACCGACATATTTATAAGAAGTAAATAATACGAAAAAAAACTTAACAAATACAAAATGGCAGATTTATTAATGAAAATGCCGGTTCCATATGAACCGAAAAGACAAAACCGATTTATTGTTCGTTTCCCATCTTCATTGGGTATCAACGAATGGTACGTAACATCGGCTAAAAGACCTAGTGCTAAAATTAACTCAGTAGCAATTCCTTTCTTAAACACCTCAACTTATGTTGCTGGTAGATTTGAGTGGGAAACGATGCAAGTAACATTTAAAGACCCAATTGGACCTTCAGCGTCACAAGCGTTGATGGAATGGTTCCGTTTACATGCGGAGTCTGTAACAGGTCGTATGGGATATGCTGCCGGTTATAAGAAAGATATTGAACTTGAAATGTTAGACCCAACGGGGGTTGTGGTTGAGAAATGGATTTTACAGGGTACTTTCATCCAAGACTTAAACTTTGGAGATTTAGATTACTCAAGAGACGAATTGGCGACAATCACATGTACTTTAAGAATGGATAGATGTATCCAAGTTTACTAAGATAAGACAAATACACATACGAAACCGATATTCCTATTTTAGGATATCGGTTTTTTGTTCTGTAGAAACTTTACTTTTAGATAATTATAGTTTAAACTTACTATATGGAAAATTATAATATAGACCCAACAATTTCTTACGATGTGGTGGAATTACCAAGTAAAGGTATTTTCTACTCAAATAATAAAAAAAGTTTAAGGGTTGCTTACTTAACAGCATCCGATGAAAATATCTTGGTAGCACCAAACTTATTACAGAGTGATACTGTAATTGAAGAGTTACTTAAAAGAAAAATATTAGATAAAGACTTCAATATTGATGAATTGGTTGATGAAGATAGACAAGCAATATTGATATTTCTTAGAAACACCGCATTTGGTAGTGAATACGAAATGGAGATGATTGATTCTAAAACTAACTTACCATTCAAATTCACATTAGACCTATCAATTTTAAAAGTTAAAGATTTTAACTTAAAACCTGATGAAAACGGAGAATATTCATATTTTATGAAAAGTTCAAAGAAGAATGTCACTTTTAAGTATTTGAATAATGTACAAGAAAAGGATTTAATAAAAATCAGAGATAATTCACCTACCGCGGTTGCACCTGTAACAACAAAAAGACTTGAAATGATGATTAAGTCGGTTGATGGTATGAGAGACCAAATGGGTATTTATCAATTTATTCAAAATTTACCAATTAAGGATTCTCAAGAATTTAGAAAATTTTCAAATGAAAATAAACCCGGCATTGATTTGTCAGTAGATGTAAAAACCCCGTCAGGAGACACAGTCAAAGCTTATATTGACTTCGGGGTGGAGTTTTTTCGTCCTTTCTACGGAATATAAGAAAAAACAAATATCATCAATCACCAATTTAGTGGCTAGAGGATTTACCTATCGTGATCTTCTTATTATGCCAATACACGAACGTACTAATATTATCATGTTTATTAATGAAGAAAATTCCCAATAAACTATTTATAGATGATATATTAATACGACACAATGCCTAATGGATTAAACAACGCACAACAGACTCAATTACGAGGATATTTACAAAGCCAATTTGGTCTTAGTCCTGGTTTTGCACAAACTTACACAAATAGTGGTAATCAGGGTTTACTAGGTAATTTAGCTAGTCAATCTACTGCAAATGCTGGTAGTAATATTGGTAATGGTATTGGTAATGCTGCAAATGGTATGATTGGTGTGGTTCAGACCACTCTTCAAGGTGCTGCTAAAATTGCTACCGCAACTTTATACGACCAATTAGGTAATTCCAGTAATAGAATTAGTACAACTGCAATAAATAGTATTTTAGGTGCGGTGGTAGATGGTGTAGGTAATATAGCAAGTTTAAATATTTCTGGTGCATTACAATCCATTCTCGGAGGTGCGTTAGGTGCTGCTCAAGATATAATGAAAGATTTAGCAGAAACTCAAGCTAGATTATTTGATGTAGCAAACAAATCAGGAACATATGTTGGTGAGTTAGGTGGTAACATGAGGGAGGAGTTGAGTGATGCAATGGTTACCACAACCAAACTTGGTATGACTGTTGATGATTTTTTAAAGGGTACCGAAACATTATTAACAAGTTCAGGTAGAATGGCCTTATATAGTAAAGAAGCCATTGAAGAAGGGGTTTTAGCATCGATAGCATACACTAAATCATCCACTACTTTATTAGAGAACAATGAAGCGTTTAGAAATGTTGGATTTGGTTTACAAGACGCAGCTAAAGCAATTACATCTGCGGGTCGAGAAACATTAGCATTAGGATTAAACGCTAAAGTATTAACTGAAACATTAGTTAAAAATATAGGTAAATTAAATGAGTTTGGATTTCAGGGAGGTGTTGCTGGTTTAACAAGAATGTCACAACAAGCACAATCCCTTAATTTCAATATGGATAACACACTTAAAATTGCCAACGATTTATTTGACCCAAATAAGGCAATAGATATGGCCGCTAATTTATCAATGATTGGT